TTCATCGGCATCGAGCGCGAGCCGAAATACTTCGACATCGCATGCAGGCGCATCGAGGACGCGCAGCGCATGAACGACATGTTCGCGCACGAGGTCCGCGACGCCTACGAGCAGACTGCGCAGCAAGCGGACTTGCTGGAGGGGTTCGCGTGAGGACGTTCAGCCCCCGCGAAAAGGTGTGCAAGGTCTGCCGCACCACCTACACCGCAACCAAGCCGATGCAGAAGGTGTGCGGTCCTCTTTGTGCTGCGGGCTATGCGAAGTCTCAGCGCACAAAGCAGGAGCGCAAGGAGGCCACGAAACAGCGCGCAGAGGCCCGCCAGAAGCTCAAGACAAGGGCTGACTATGTGCGAGAGGCCCAAGCCGCGTTTAACGCCTATATCCGCGCCAGGGACGCAGAGAGGCCATGCGTATCATGCGGTCGCCACCACGACGGCCAATATCACGCAGGACATTATTTAAGTACTGGCGCACGCCCCGAATTGCGCTTCGAGGAATTGAACGTATGGAAACAATGCGCGCCCTGCAACAACCACCTCTCGGGCAACGTCGTTCTCTACCGTCGTGCGCTGGTCGATCTGATCGGGCTGGACAAGGTGGAATGGCTCGAAGGTCCGCACGAGGCGAAGAAATACAGCGTGGATGACCTGATCGAAATCAAGCGCGAGTACGTCGCCAAGAAGAGGGCTTTGGAGTCACGGCGCAATGGCTGAGAAGCGCACGTTCTTCCTTGTCCATGACCAAGCCCGTCAAGGCGTAGCGCAGTACGCCATGCAAGCGCCCGAAGGCTGGACGGTGATCTTTGCGCCGCCTAGCAAGACCCGCGATCAAGAGGCGAAGTATCACGCCATGATCTCCGACATTGCAAAGAAATGCACCTTCATGGGTGAGCGATTGGATTCAGAGGATTGGAAGCGGCTTCTTGTCGATGCCTTCGCTCGCGTGATGGCCTCGCAAGGAACGCCGATCCGCCACGGTGGCCGCATCGTTCCCGCGCTCGATGGGCAGGGCTTCGTTCAACTTGGCATCCAGACCCGCCGATTCCTCAAGAAAGAGGCGAGCGAATTCATTGAATACCTGTACGCCTATGGCGCAGAAAACAACGTCCGCTGGACAGACAATCACATGATGGAGATGGCCGCATGAGCATGGAGACGTGGTTACAGAAGATGGAGCGCGGCGAGATTGACCCGACTGGTCGCGCACCAAGCGAACCGGGCGCAAAGCTCGACGCAGGCAAGCAGTTCGCCGGGGTGTTGCTGGACTTCGCGCATGCGCTCTCTGCCGTGGCTGATGTAGGCACGATGGGCGCGAACAAGTACATCCGTGGAGGCTGGAAGTCAGTTCCGAACGGGCAGCAGCGATACATGGATGCAGCACTCCGCCACCTGCTCAAGCACGGACAGGGTGAGACGCACGACCCGGAAAGCGGACTGACGCACATCGCACACGCGACATGGAACCTGCTGGCAATCGCAGAACTTCAGGAGCGCGCGCAATGACCCGATGGGATCTCAGATTCATCGAAATGGCTGCGCTCGTGGCCTCGTGGTCAAAAGACCCGAGCACAAAAGTGGGCGCGGTCATCACCAACGACAAGAACCATGTCATTTCGCTTGGCTTCAACGGATTCCCGCGTGGCGTCGAGGATCGTCTGAACGTAAGCCGTGAGACCAAACTCGCCCGCACCATCCACGCCGAGCCGAACGCAATCCTGCACGCCAAGCAAGACTTGGCGGGCTGTTCGATCTACGTCACCCGCCCGCCGTGCTCGAACTGCGCTGCACTCATCATTCAGTCAGGCATTTCGCGCGTGGTCTATGAGGCGCCAGACCCGGATTTTCTCGTGCGCTGGAAGGACTCCATCGGCGAGTCGATCCAGATGTTCGAAGAGGCCCGCATCACCGTTGTTTCACTTGAACCGTAAGGACACCCCTAAATGCAAATCGAAGACATCATCACCAACGCGCAGTTTCACCGCTTCCCCGATACAACGGTCATGGTGTGCTGCCTGACGCTGGATAACGGCTACTCCGTCACCGGCTCAAGCCTCAGTTGCCCCGCAGAAAACTTTGATGAGGGCCACGCTAAAGCTTTCGCGCTCGAAGAGGCCGAAGTTAAAGCTTGGGAACTGAACAACTACTGGCTTGCAGGACTTCGCACGCTGACCACCGAGGCCGCAGCCGAAGCGGCAATTGCAAAGTTGGGGTGACGCGATGAGTCCAGCACAAATGACCGAGCTGAACGACAGAATTACACTCTGGACGATCAAGGACATCAAATGCTGGCTCACCGCAATCGAAGTGGCCGCACTGGTGAAGTGGAGGCTCGAACGCCGCGAAGGCATCGAGTATTCATGGAGCTATCGGCCCATCGCTTTCGCACTCAGAAGGCTCGCACGACAAGGCATTATCGAGGAACGCATCGTGACGTATCGAGGAACTAGCAGAAGCAAGGAAGAGCGCAGGGAATACCGCGCACGCGGCGTAGATCACCCGCTTTTCCCGACGCCGCATCCCATTCACCCGAGTGCGCCGCGTCGATCACATCGGATGAGAGGGTGATATGGCACTGACGCCGAAGCAAGAGAATTTCGCTCGGTATGTTGCGGAAGGGAAGACACAGGCCGATGCGTATCGTGCTGCGTATGACACATCGAACTGCGCGGACGTGACTATCCACAACGAAGCATCGCAGCTTATGAAAAACCGTGAGATATCCGATAGGGTGGAAGAGTTGAAGGCGCAAGCCGCTGAAGTAGTGGCCCTGACGATTGCAGACCTCGTGCGAGAGCTAGAGGAAGCGCGCACGATTGCATCAACAACCGAGACGCCACAGACCAGCGCAATGATTCAGGCCAGCATGGGCAAGGCGAAGCTGCTGGGCTTCCTGAAGGACAAAGTAGAGAACACCGGCAAGGATGGCGGGCCGATGAAGTTTGTGATCGGATGGGCTGATGATTGAGCATCGCATCACGATTCCGTACAAGCCGCGCGAGGTGTTCAAGCCGTTTCACAAGCGCGCACAACGGTTCGCAATCCTCGTTGCCCACCGAAGGGCAGGCAAGACTGTTTCGACGCTGAACGACCTGATCCGCAGGGCTGTTACCGATGGACGCAAGGACGGGCGATACGCTTACGTCGCGCCGTACTACCACCAAGCAAAGCAGGTTGCGTGGGACTACGCCAAGCAGTTCGCTGGCCCCATCGCAGCAAAAATCAGCGAGTCCGAACTGTCCGTAGAGCTAATCAACGGGGCGCGCATCCGACTGTATGGCGCGGATAACCCTGACTCGCTGCGCGGCATCTATCTGGATGGTGTGGTGCTCGATGAGGTGGCCGACATGCGCGAAGGTGTGTGGAGCACGGTGATTCGCCCCGCGCTGGCGGACCGGCAAGGATGGGCAACATGGATCGGTACGCCAAAAGGGCACGATGCGTTCTATGAGCAGCTAGAGCGCGCGAAACTTGACCCAGCTTGGTTTTGGGCGGTGATGCGAGCATCAGACACCGGCATCCTTGACCCGGAAGAGCTGGCTGCTGCTCGCCTGGAAATGACCGAAGCGCAGTTCGCGCAGGAGTTTGAGTGCTCATTCGAGGCCGCGATTGTTGGCGCGATCTATGGCGATGAGATTGGTGCGGCACGCAACAGCGGCAGAATCGCCGTCGTTCCATACGATCCGACGCTGCCGGTTGAGACTTTTTGGGACCTTGGTGTCGGTGACGCCACGTCGATCTGGTTCGCGCAGCAGGCGGGCGCTCAGGTTCGCATCATCGACCATTACGAGACAGGCGGTGCAGGGCTGGACCACTTTGCGCAAGTCCTGAGCAGCAAGGGCTACAACTACGGTCGCCACGTCGCCCCGCACGACATCATGGTGCGTGAACTCGGTAGCGGGAAAAGCCGCCTTGAAATTGCGGCGAGCCTTGGCATTGCATTCGATATAGCCCCGAAGCTTGGCATTGAGGAGGGCATCAACGCCGCGAAGATGTTGCTGCCACGGTGTTACTTCGACGCTGAGAAGTGCAAGCAAGGGCTAGAGGCGCTAGCGCACTACCGCAGAGCCTACGACGACAAGAACCGCACCTTCCGCCCGACGCCCGTACATGACTGGTCAAGCCACACCGCCGACGCTTGGAGATACCTTGCCGTGAGTCTGCGAGAGCCGCGCAAGGTTGATGAGGCATTCAAAGCGAGCCGAGGCGACCGCCGCACCCGCAGGCCCACAACGGTGATCTAAGGGCACCCCCAAGCCTTGATCTGCGCCAAAGTCCGCCCAAAACACCCTTAAAGCGCGACCGCGATGCAAGAGAAAGACGAACGCAGCCCCGACACCAGCGGAATGACGACACTGCAATATCAGCAGATAGTCGAAGACATCCGACGACAGCCGCATTGGCGCATCGAAGGTGATCGGTGCGCTGCGTTCTACGACGGCAACCAGCTCACGGTCGAAGAGAAGGAAGAGTACGACCGCAGAGGAATCGCCCCGGTCGTGGTCAATCAGATCAAGCCGCTGGTCAATTCGCTGCTTGGGCTCGAAGCGAAGACTCGCGCCGACTGGCGCGTGCAGGCCGACTCCGACGAGCAGCAAGAGCTGTGCGAAGCGATGTCCGCCAAGCTGTTCGAGGCCGAGCGCGAGACACAGGCCGACATGGCGTGCTCCGAGGCTTTCGCGTGCCAGATCAAAGCAGGTATCGGATGGGTGGCCGTCACGCGCAACGCCGACCCGTTCGGCTACCCGTACCGTGTCGAAGATGTTGACCGCAACGAAATCTATTGGGACTGGCACGCAAGAAAGCGCGATCTTTCGGACGCTCGCTACCTCGTGCGCGAGAAGTGGTATCCAGTCGATACCGTGTGCGCCTATTTCCCCGAGGATTCCACGCTGATTCGTGCGGCATCGTCGGGCTGGGCGCCGGAGTTCCTGGAACTGCGCCACCTGGACGACAACCTATCCCGTGCCTACGACACCGAGACATCATCGGGCTGGTACGACCAGGACTGGCGCCACACCGACACCCGCATGGTCTGCTTGCGTGAAATCTGGTATCGCGTGCCGGTCTCGGGCAAGGTGATCACGCTGCCCGATGGCAGGACGGTCGAGTACGACAAAAAGAATCCCATCCACGTCCTCGCCGTCAATGAAGGTTATGCGACGGTCAAGAAGGCCGTCTATACCAAGCTCAGAGTCTCGTTGTGGGTTGGTCCGCACAAACTCCAAGATGAGGACTACGGCAAGAACCAGATGCCCTATGTGCCGTTCTGGGGCTATCGAGAGGACAAGTCTCGCGTTCCCTACGGCATCATCCGTGACCTCGTGCCGCTCCAGCGCGAGATCAACGCCCGCCGCTCGAAGCTGCAATGGCTGCTGGCTGCAAAGCGGGTTCAGGCGGACAGTGATGCGCTCGACCAGAACTACAACGACTTCAATGACCTCGCAGACGAAGTTGCGCGCCCCGATGCGCTGATCGTCACGAACCCGAACCGTCGCAATGGCAACGCGGTGATGGTCGAGACTGACCTAGCCCTGACCGCGCAGCAGTTCAACGTGATGGCCGATGCTGGCGACCAGATGCAGCGCGTTGCCGGCCTCTACAACTCGATGCTCGGCGCGACCGATGGCGCGAAGTCTGGTACGGCGATCCAGTCCCTTGTCGATCAGGGCAACGGGATGCAGGCCGACATCCTCGACAACTACCGTTTTGCGCGGCAGCTGGTCGGGCAGCGCTTGATGGAACTGATCGCGCAAGACCTCGCGGGCCAGGAAGTGACGATCATGGCCGGTGAAGACGGTCGGCAAAAGCCCGTCGTAATCAATCGCCCGGTGATCGACTCGCTGACCGGCATGGAGTACCGCGAGAACGATGTGAGCAAGGCGCTGTTCAAGGTCGCACTGGCCGACGTTCCGAGTACGCCAGCTTATCGCGCCCAAGCCATGACGATGCTGGCCGAGGTGATGAAGTCGCTCCCGCCGCAACTCCAGGCTGCGATGGTGCCGTACTACCTCGAATCCACCGAGATTCCGAAGCGTCAGGAAATGGCCGACCTCGCGCGCAAGGTGATGGGCCTAGGCGAAGAGGGCCAGCAGCCCGACCCCGAGAAGCAGCAGATGATGCA